GGCTTGCAAGCGGAAAGAATGTTTGGGTCAAGTCCTGCAAAGTGGGTGACGCCAGCAAGGGTGCGATATTTCACGACTACGCCATCAAGGAGAAAACAACTTGAGCGAGACCAAGATGAGTGAGTACATCAAGGGGTTCGACGACGGCTACAGCTACGTGCTGACCCAGATCGAGCGCCACCCCCGCCTGACCACTGCCGAGCTGCTGAAGTACCTCAGGGGGGAGAAGATGGAGATCGGACCATCTGTCCTCCCCGCCCGGGAGAGGGACAAGCACTGTGATTGAATATAAAGGCCAAGCAAAGTGTGGGGGTATTGCACACTCTTGAATTTTCTGTTCAAATACTCCTACAGCAAAACGAGCTGGGTAACTGAAAGACACACCATGAACTACGCAAACCACTACGGCTACTCTGATGTCAACCCTTACGAGGTGGTCAAGGTCATCAGCGACAAGACTATCGAAGTCCGCGAGATGGACTCAGAGAAAGACCCGAGCTGGGTTCCTGACTGGCACGTCGGTGGCTTCGCAGGCCATTGCTCCAACCAGCAAGAGCAGAAGTGGTTCATCAAGAGCAACACCGAGAACCCAGTGGTCCGCATCCGTCTGGGTAAGCAGGGCTGGAAAGACAAGCATGGCCGCAAGTTCGGCCTGAGTGAGCAGCCAGTCCGTTTTTATGACTACAACTTCTGAGGTGACCATGACAACAATGGGCAGCATGTTCGACGAGGTGGAGGCCGAGCTGCTCAAGCAGTTCAAGGCCTTGACCCCCAAGCAGTTGGAGATTGAGGAGCACCGCCGCAAGCTCCAGCGCGAGTACGAGGCGTCGCTCAACAACATCGAGACCGACGAGGACCGCGCCGACAAGGACGAGTACCCGGACGACGAGGATTAGAATTGACAGGCCCCGGGAATCCGGGGGCCAACACGCATGGGGATTGAGGAAGGTCGGCGCGAGATTCGCCGTTTAAGCCCGAAGGCGGTGGGTTCGATCCCCACCAGTCCCCAGCCGTGTTGGTGGCAAGGAAAGCAAACGGAGCATGGGCAAGTCGAGACACATTGGAAACGATGACCAGATACCGCACCGGCCACCAACAACCAACATGCGGGTAAGCCCAAGGTGGGACGCCAGCCTTCCAAGCTGCGCTGAGTGGAGTTCGACTCTCCCTACCCGCTCCATTTGCCCTGAACTTGAACAACAGGGTAAACTTCGGGCATCCATATGTCTCTGAAAGTACGAGATGCCACGCAAAAGCACCAAAACAGCCCCACAGGGCGAAAACTCCGCGCAAGAAGGGGTAGACACACCCCCGATGCCTTCCATCACCCAAATCCTCGAAGATGCAGCCAGTAAGGGTAAACCCGAAGGCTTCGCCGCAAAAGGAAAAAAGATGGGAAGACCGACAATCTTCAGCCAGCAGTTGGCAGACATCATCTGTATCCGCATAGCAGAGGGAGAAAGCCTAAGGGAGATATGCCGGGATGAAGACATGCCGGAGAGGGTGACGATCTACCGTTGGTTGCAAGCAGACCCTGACTTTTGTAACCACTACACCCGCGCCAGAGAGGACCAAGCCGACACTCTGGCCGACGAGATCATTGCCATCGCTGACGAGCAGCCCGAGATCATTGCCGTGACCAACAAGCGCACGGGTGAGTTGATCGAGCACAAGCTGGACGGTGCCTTCCTCCAGTGGCAGAAGAACCGCATTGACGCCCGCAAGTGGACGGCCATGAAGCTCAAGCCCAAGAAGTACGGCGACCGCCAGATCCTTGCTGGTGACGCAGAGAACCCGCTGGAGGTGCAGAACGACGCCATGACCATCTTGGCCGCAGCCGTGAAGAACCTCGAACTCAAGCGTCAGACCGTCAATGAAGAGTGATCTGCTGGAGACGCTGCAAGACCCGGAAGTCCTGCAGGCCCTGAGCGTCGCCCCTGACACCCACAAGATGGCCTTCGCCAAGCGGGCTAAGTGGCTCACAGAGGCGCACAACCACCAAGTGCTGCCCCATGGCAACTGGTGGTCGATCTGGCTGCTGCTGGCTGGCCGTGGAGCCGGGAAGACCCGCACCGCTGCCGAACAGATCTGGTGGTGGGCATGGGAGCACCCCGGAACCCGCTGGCTGGTCTCCGCCCCAACGAGCGCCGACGTCCGGGCCACCTGCTTTGAGGGTGACTCTGGGCTGCTGGCCGTCATCCCAAAGATCCTGATCGCTGACTACAACAAGCAGATGCACGAGCTGAAGCTGGTCAACGGCTCCCTGATCAAGGGTATACCTGCATCCGAGCCTGAGCGCTTCCGGGGTCCACAGTTCGTGGGAGGTTGGTGTGATGAATTGGCCGCATGGGAGTATCTGCAAGAAGCATGGGATCAAATTCAGTTTGGTATGCGCCTTAAGGTCAACCCTGACTGGAAGACCCGCCTGATATGCACCACCACCCCGCGCCCCAAGGACCTGATCGTCGAGCTGGTGGGCCGGGAAGGGGATGACGTTCACCTGACGACCGCCTCGACCTACGCCAACATCGACAACTTGTCGGACAACTTCCGCAAGCAGATCATGCAGTACGAGGGCACCAAGCTCGGCCAGCAGGAGATCTATGCCGAGATCCTTGACCCCGAGGAGGGCGGCATCGTCAAGAGGGACTGGTTCAAGCTCTGGCCAGCCAACAAGCCGCTGCCCAAGCTGGAGTTCATCCTGCAGAGCTACGACTGCGCCTTTACCGAGAAGGCCCAGAACGACCCCACCGCCTGCATCAGCTTCGGGGTGTTCAAGCCTCAGGACGGCGGGATGTGCGTGCTGGTCATGGACGCTTGGCAGGACCGCTTACAGTACCCTGACATGAAGGACAAGGTGCTGGAGGAGTACGAGTCCGTCTACGGCGAGGGCAAGGACGCACGCCGGGTTGATCTGGTGCTGGTGGAGGAGAAGGCCTCGGGCATCTCCCTGATCCAAGACCTGCAGCGTGCCCACGTCTTCGTGCGTGCCTACAACCCCGGGCGGGCCGACAAGGTCCAGCGGCTGTCCATCGTGGCGAACATCATCCGGGCTGGCCGGGTGTGGATACCCGAGAGCAGCAACCGTAAGGGATACGTCAGGGACTGGGCCGAGGGCATGGTCAGCCAGATCTGCTCCTTCCCGGAGACAACCCACGACGACTTCTGTGACGCCATGAGCCAAGCCCTGCGCTACCTGCGAGACTCTGGCTGGCTGAACATCGACCCACCACCACCGGAAGACTACGATGCCGATGATGTCATTGACGCAGGCTGGGAGCACCGCAAGCGCGAGAACCCCTACGCCGCCTAAGCTGACCCGCTGCGAGGTGCTGGGCGTCTGCCAAGGGGTAAAGCGCTGCAAGGCCTGCCCCGGCCTCAGGGTGGACTTGACCAACCCCCGAAGGCATAATCAGGGCAAATCTACCCTCTAAGGCTCGAACATGCCCAAACCCTCCGAGCAAGCCGCCTTCGGCATCTATCCTCAAGCAGGAAAGCGCGGCCAACGCAAGCCCACCGCAAGAGAGCAGCTTGCTCAGATCTTCTCCGACGACCGAGCGATGGAGCTGCCCAAGCTCGAAGACTATGACCTGTCCGTCCCAACCATGGAAAATCGCGCCCTGAGCCAGCGCATATCTGCGCGTCAGGCCGACCTTAAGCGTCAATCTGATGAAGCCATGTCCCCGCTGGAGAAGATTGCCGGTGGCATGCAGACTGGACGGCTGATCGGCTCCGGGATGTACCAAGCGGCCAAGTCCCTGCCCACGGCCATCACCAAGGGCGGCAAGGCGGCTGAGGAGTACATCGCTGAGAACATCTACAAGCCCAACCAGCCCAAGGCCTACGAGTACGCCGGGGACATCGGTGACTTCCTGTCCAGCCTTGAGACGGACTACAAGATCCCGCCCATCATCCCTGAGGCCATGATGCTGCAGAACGTGATCGGCCCAGCCACACGTCAGGCAGGCAGAGCAGCCCAGCAGGGGGCAAGGCAGGGCGCACTGAACCTTGCAGCCCCTCGCACCCTGAACCCTCAGGCTGGCGTCATCAAGCTCAAGGGCGGGAACTGGCTAGGCGGCAACATCATGGGCAACATCGACGAGAACGTCAAACGCCTGAAGCCCATCAAAGACCCTGAAAAACGGCTGGCCGCAGCCGAGGCGCAGCTTGCAAGCATGAAAAATGCCGGTGGTTACGACGAAAGAACCTTGCAATCCCAGCAAGATGTCATTGATATTTATAAACAACAGCAGGCCGTCAACAACTGGGTGACAAGCAATGTTGGCAAGTACGTCAAGAACCAGATGGGCACCCCAGAAGACCCGCTGCGTAAGCTGTTTGACAAGCGCACCAAAGAGATCGAGGCCAAGTTCGCTAAGGACATGGAGCGTGCCAAGCGGTTCGAAGACCGTGCTTTGGACGAGCCAGATCCACGCCGCCAAGCCAACTTCTTGCGTGAAGCCGAGCAACTGCGCAATGAGGCTGTGGCCGAGCGCAGCTTCGCCATGGAGCACATCACCCACGTCCCCGGTCGCATGGAGGACTACAGCCCAGAGGCTGACTACGCACTGAAGGCACGCCGTGCTGAGGCTGGCTTCCCTGCTGAGGGCATGGGCGAGTCCGAGATGGCAAAGCGGTGGGAGACCTTGACCGATGACGCCATCGTGTCCATGAGGGCCGGAGATGTTCAAGAAACCAAGAACATCCTTGCCCAAGCTCAAGACGCTGAACGTGCAGCCAAAACCAAGCAACTTGAGGTTGCCCAGAAGTTTGACAAGCATCTTCGTGATCGCGGCCTCAGCGAAAACGAAATTAAAGTTTTGAATGAAAAGACGCCGATTGCCGATAAGGCTGACATGATTCAAGACAGGGAGTACGGCGAACTAAGTTACGCCTACAACAAGCTGCGCTCCGAGCTTCGCCGCGATGAGTTTGCCGCAGGCCAGCAGAACCCGTTCATTGACAAGCTCGACCCAGACACGTTGCTTTACTCAGGCAACACCGCCGACATGGGCTTTGATCATGTGATCGACGTGATCAAGCAAGACGTGGCCGAGGGCCGCATCCGTCCCGAGCAATTGAGCAAGGTGAGCATGGAGGACGCTGTCCGCCGCACCGCCGAGTACGACCAAGAGATGGCAATCAAGATGCGCGAGACAGCCCTCAAGAACCAAGAGGGCTTCCCGCTGTACAAGGAGTATCCGGAGGGCTACCGGTGGATTGAGTTGGCCCCAAGCAAAGAGCCAAAAGTTTATACAGCCGACAATCTTCCAAAAGGATTTGCGCTGACAAAAGATCGGGACGGGTACTATCAAGTTGAAAACCGCAGAACCGGCGAAACGCCAATAACAGACAGCTTTTCAAGAGATCCCGAAGAAGCAATTGCAAAGTTCAACCAGTTTTTGCAGGCTAAAAAACGTGACTTTGATTTAGAGGATGCTTTGAAGTACGAAGGCGACACCATGGGCCACTGCGTTGGTGGCTACTGCCCTGACGTAATCTCAGGCAAGTCCCGCATATATTCTTTGCGCGACGCCAAGGGTGAGCCTCATGTGACGGTAGAGGTTGGAAAGGCGCAAGGTCGCACAGAATACGGCGACATGCAAAAAATTTACGACCAAGCTCAGCAAGAAGCTAATCAGGCAAACTTTGCTACAACTGGTGAGTTCAACAACTTCTACAACGACCGGGTCAAAGAGTTGCAGATGGCGCTGATTGACAAGCAGCAAGCCGAACTCGATCCTCGCATCATTCAGATCAAAGGCAAGCAGAACGCCGCACCCAAGGACACTTACCTGCCATACGTGCAAGACTTTGTGCGCAGCGGCCAGTGGTCTGATGTGGGTGACTTGGGTAACACTGGGTTGTACAAAGCAGATCCAAGTGAGCTGGGGATGTTCATCCCATCTGACCCAAGGCTCAAGAGTTTGCCCGGTCGCCGGACGGAGGACTTCGAGAAGGCCAAGCAGGCTGGCCTGTTCGGTGACCAGAAGTACTTCACCCGCAGCGAGTGGGAAGACATCCTGCGCAAGCAGATCGAGTCCGAGTCTGGCCCGTTGCCGCCACTGCCTGATGAAGGCATGGCCCGTGGTGGCCGTGTCCACTTCTCCGACAACCCAGACGTCATGCAGCTTGAGCTGGCTGGCGGTGGACTGGTTGGCAAGCTGGCAAAGGCTGCGAAGACTGCCGCAAAGCCCGTGAAGGGCACGCAGGATGTCTTGCCTGCGGCAGAGCGTGATGCCAACCTCGCCAAGTTCCTTGAGCCTAGTGTTGTCAAAGATCGGATGTATCACGCTACATCTCGCGACTTCAACGAGTTTGCGGATAACCCAAGAGGGGTTCACTTTGTTACACCATCGCCTGAATGGGCGTATAAGTTTTTAAGTCAAGACGGGGGTATGCCGCCAAACCCTTCAATCATGCCGTTGCATATCAACGCAAGGAATCCGTTTGACTATGAAAACAGAAAGCATCGTGATGCTTTGGCCACTAAAGCCAGCATTGGTAAACTTGGGATGGACGAGATAAAAAAAGGAAAGTGGGGGCGAATTGAAGACCGCACCACCTTGCAAGCAATCAAAGATCTCGGACATGATGGCGTATATGTGAAAGAAAATGGCGTCAAAAACATTGGTGTTTTTGACCCTGCGCAAATCAAGTCAGCCATAGGCAACCGTGGCACATACGACATTGAGGAACCGGACATCACCAAGGCCGCTGGCGGTGCTGTCCAGATGTCTGGTGGCGGTGCTCTGGCAAAGATGGGCGCTAAGGGAGCGGCAAAGGGCGCAAAGGAGGCCGCTGTGCCTTTGAGCGTTCCTCGTGTTCGACCAACCACCAAGGACATCATGGAGGCCGCAGAGCGGGTTGGTAAGCAACAAGCTGGTGAGTTCGTTCGTTCCCCTTTACTCAAGGACACTACGAACCTTGCTGGACGCTCAAAAAGAGAGTTTGACCGACTCAAGAAGCTGGACTACAAGGTTACGCCCATCAAAGACCTGCCGGAGATGAAGCCCTACGAGGCGCAGGTGGGCGAGGTCAACATCGCTTTGCCGGGTGACCAGACCATCTCTGACATGCTCTTAGAGAGCGTTGATGGCATCCCGATTGGCACGACATCAGAGGGCGGTGCTTTGTTTGGCCGTGGCCGTCTGTCCGACCCGGAAGAGACCCGTGCGTTCTGGGCATCAAACATTGGCCCTGCAGAGTTGTTTCAGAAGAAGGTCACCGAGCTTGCCCAGTTGTATGACACCGACATGGTGACTGCGTACCACTTGGCGATGGGTCAAATGTCCAACAACTTCGCGCAGCACATGGCTGACGCAAGCATCAGGGCGATTGACTATTCCAAGCTCAACAAAGACAAGATGAACGCCTTCGACAAAGTCGTGTCCAAAGGCTACGTTGACCCAACAACTAAAGAGCGGGTGACATTCGAGAACTGGCCCGGTATTGCAAGCCCAGAGGAAGCCCTGCAGGCAATGAAGGAAGACCCGAAGCTGCGCAAGTGGTTCAACAACCGCATGAAGACAGAGAAGGTCACCAAGCCCCTTGATCTGCCAAACGCCAAGTCAATCGAGTACGCCATGACTGAGCCTGAGTTGAGGGACATGGAGATCAACCTCACCGGCCTGTCTGCTGGTCGCATGAAGCCCGGTGCTGAGTTGATTCCTGACTCTGCGCACCAGACCTACAGCCACGACATCCCGGGCACTGCTTTGGGTCGTGCGCCCGAGCTGTCCCCGTTCTCGATCAGCTTCCCTGATGTGACGGCATTTGTCCGCGAGAAGTACCGCCCACAGGACTTCACCGGCACCATTCAGAAGGTGTTCCCGCATCAGGTGGTTGATGAGGCCTACCTCGACGATATGTACAAGTACTACACCCAGTTGCGCAAGGTGCGCGGCTTCAACGAGGGTGGCGCGGTGCGCAAGGCCGCAGGTGGCGAGATCACCGCTGATGACCTGATCCTCGAAGAAAGGAAACTGTAATGGGTGTGCTCGATCTAGTCGGCAAGGCCGCAAAAGGGGCCAAGAAGGCCGCTCCGTTCTTCTCCAAGGCCGATATGGTCTTGGATGAGCTACCCCGTGGCAAGGGCTTGGGCAACGAGTTCTTGGGTGAGCTGGTGAAGAAGGGTGCAAAGCCCACCGAGCTGCGTGAGCGTGGCATCGAGAAGGCCTTGAAGGACAAGCCCAAGATGACCAAGGCCGAGGTCCAGAAGATCTTCGAGGAGAAGGCCCCGCCCAAGGTGCAAGAGAAGGTCTTAAGCAGCGACGTCCCTGACTACGACGAATGGCTTGAGAACAAAGCTCAAGAGATTTACGGCGTTGACTGGTTTGACTTGCGCAAAGATGAGCAGTCAAGGCTCAACAAGATGTACGGCGATCTTGAGCTGACCCAGTACGACAGGTACAAAACCCCGGGTGGCGAGAACTACCGAGAGATCCTGCTGAAGCTGCCAGTCAACACAGCAAATGCCAAAATTCTTGAGGCTGGCACCAACAAAACAAGCGGCAAGCCCTTTGTTTCTTTTGAGCTTAATGGTGAGAGATACGTCGTAGAGAAGACTGCCGGGGAAACTGATCAGCAGGCTGTCAGCAGGCGAATTGGCGGAATGCCGGAGCGCGGCAAAGTCTCTGGCTCAGACACGTACACCTCAAGCCACTACAAGACCGACCCCAACCTGCTGGCCCACATCCGTGTGCAGGACTTCAAGACGCCTGATGGCAAGAAGGTCTTGCTCGTTGACGAGATTCAGTCCGACTGGCATCAGGCTGGGCGCGACCTGAGGAACAAAGAGATCAAGCGCATCATGAACGAAACTGGCGTTGACAAGAAAACGGCCAGCGCACAGGTCCCAGATGATTACGGGTACAAAACAAACGAGCAATTACGCGAAGCAAAGACGGTCATTGACAAGGACGGATATTGGGAGGTGCGAGACCAAAACAACGAGTTCATCACCAATATCATGGGGTATCAATATCCAGACGCAGATCAGGCAAAGATTCTTGAAATTGCAAATGCTCGAATCAGTGAGGATGTTCCAACCCGGATAAAGCAGAGCGAGAAAGTTCCCGACGCCCCATTCAAAAAGAACTGGCACGAGCTTGCAATGAAGCGCGTGCTGGACTACGCAGCAGAGAACGGCTACGACAGCATCGCCATCACCCCGGGCGTGCAGCAGGTCAAACGATACGAGGATGCAACCCGGCAAGCGGTTGATGAGGTTGCCATGTACGGCGACACCCTTGTTGGCTTCAAGAATGGCCGCAGGGTGATTGAGCAGCCCATTTCCAGCCCCGACGAGCTTGAGCAGTACATCGGTAAGGACATGGCTCAGAAGCTGTCCAGCGCAGCGCCAGACATGAACTTCATCCGCTCCATCAAGGGCGAGGACATCACTGTCGGCGGCGAGGGCATGAAGGGCTTCTACGACAAGATCCTGCCCGACTACCTGAACAACTTCGGCAAGCCATACGGCTCCTCGGTCGGGGAGATGCGCCTCCCCGTTGCGCCAGCCGACTCAACAAAAGTTCAGGGCTACAACCTTGGCGATGAGTATATGCAAGGCAGAGCGACGTGGAGTGAGTTTCTTCAGGCCAACCCTGATGCCGCCCAAAACTTTTCTCCAGCCTTCCACTCCTTTGACATCACCCCGCAGTTGCGCGAGGAGGTCAAGGCCAAAGGCCTGCCCATGTACGGCAAGGTTTCTATGCCAGTGCTTGAGGGCTTGGCCGCAGGCTCTGGAGCAGCGACAATCGGCTCTCAAATGTTTGATGAGAATAATGAACAACAGGTTCAAAATCCGGTACATTTCACCGAAAACCCAGATGCTATGCTTCTGGAACTGATGCAGAGGAATTGATTCATGGCTACAGAGTTCCCAATCGAACCCGAGTACGGACGCTTCGTCCCCGGCGTTCCAGACCAGCCAGAAGAGACCCAAGACGACGAGATGGAGTTCGAGCTGCCTGACGAATCCACCGAGCTTGAGGAGCTGCCAGACGGCTCTGTGGTGGTGTCTATGGATACCGAAGGCCCGATGGAAGACGGCGAGTTCTACCAGAACTTGGCCGAAGTCATCGACCCGGGTGAGCTGGGCAGCATCGCCCTGCGGTACATCGACCTGATCGAGAAAGACAAGCAGGCCCGCGAGGAGCGTGACAAGCAGTACGAGGAAGGCCTCAAGCGCACGGGTCTGGGCAAAGACGCCCCCGGTGGCGCAACCTTCTCCGGTGCATCCAAGGTGGTTCACCCCGTCATGGCCGAGGCCTGCGTCGACTTCGCCTCCCGTGCCATCAAAGAGATGTTCCCGCCTGACGGCCCTGTCAAGACCAAGATCTTGGGCAAGGTCGACGAGGACAAGACAGCCCGAGCCGAGCGCAAGCGCGACTACATGAACTGGCAGCTCACCGAGCAGATCGAGGAGTTCCGCGACGAGCAAGAGCAGCTCCTGACCCAGCTCCCTCTGGGCGGCTCACAGTACATGAAGCTCTGGTACGACGAGCAGAAGAAGCGCCCCTGCGCTGAGTTCCTGCCCATCGACCGGGTGATCGTGCCGTTCTCGGCCACCAACTTCTACACCGCCCAGCGTGCGACAGAGGTCCACGTCATCACCGAGTGGGAGTTCAAGCGCCGCATCCGCACCGGTCTGTACCGCGACATCAGCCTGATCCGGGCAACCATGCAGCCCGAGCAGTCCAAGGCCGAGAAGGCCAACGACAAGATCGAGGGCCGCAAGTATCAGGACAACGAAGACGGTGAGCGCACGGTCTACCACGTCTACTGTTGGCTGGAGCTGGACGAGGACGACGAGTCCAAGGGCGAGATGGCCCCGTACATCATGATGATCGACGATCTGGAGAACGAGGTCATCGGCCTGTACCGCAACTGGGAAGACGGCGACGAGACCATGACCAAGCTGGACTGGGTTGTGGAGTTCAAGTTCATCCCATGGCGCGGTGCTTATGCCATCGGCCTGCCCCACCTGATCGGCGGCTTGTCTGCGGCTCTGACTGGCGGCATCCGTGCCCTGCTGGACAGCGCACACATCAACAACGCCGCGACCATGCTCAAGCTCAAGGGGGCCAAGATCAGCGGCCAGAGCCAGCAGGTGGACGTCACCCAGATCGTGGAGATCGAGGGCGCACCCGGCGTGGACGACATCCGCAAGATCGCCATGCCCATGCCGTTCAACCCACCCTCGCAGGTTCTGTTTGAGCTGGTGGGCTACCTCGACAAAGCCGCCCGTGGCGTGGTCACCACCGCCGAGGAGAAGATCGCCGACGTCAACGCCAACACCCCAGTGGGCACGACTCAGGCGCTGATCGAGCAGGGCGCTGCCGTGTTCTCGGCCATCCACTCCCGCCTGCACGACTCGCAGGCCCGGGTGCTGAAGATCCTTGGCCGCTTAAACCGCTGGTACTTGGACGACCAGCGCAAGGGCGAGGTGGTTGCCGAGCTGGAGATCGAGTCCGAAGACTTCCGCCGCAACACAGACGTGGTGCCGGTCTCTGACCCCCACATCTTCTCCGAGACCCAGCGCATGGCCCAGATGCAGGCTGTGCTGGCCCGGGCCGACAAGGCACCTGACCTGTACAACCGCCAAGCGGTGGAGCAGCGCCTCCTCAAGCAGCTCAAGATCCCGGCCATCAACGAGTTGCTCAAGGACACCCCAGCCCCCGAGGAGCGCACACCAGCCGACGAGAACGTCGCCATGGCCTTGGGCCAGAACGCCTTCGCCTACATCCAGCAGGACCATCTGGCGCACATGCAGAGCCATCTGGACTTTGCCCTGAACCCGATCTTCGGCTCGAACCCGATCATGGCTTCGTTCTACCTGCCACGCAGCTTGGAGCACATCAAGCAGCACATGGTCATGTGGTACTTGAACCGCATGAACGGCTACGTCTCCAAGGCCCGTGGCGACAAGCCTCTGACCGAAGAGGAGTACGAGAACAAGCAACTGACAGCCGAGATCGACAAGGTGTTCGCCATCGCGTCTCAGCACGTCAAGATGGACAGCGAGAAGGCCTTCTCCCAGATCGTCCCGCTGATCCAGCAGCTCTTGCAGTCCATGCAGGAACTCGCGCCCAAGCCCCAGCTTCCACCCGAAGCCATGGTCCTGCGCGAGACCTCCATGGCCGAGACAGAGCGCCGCGCCAAGAAGGATGCTGGCGAGTTGCAGCTCAAGGGCCAGCAGCTCCAGCAGGAAGCCGACGAATTCAACCGCAAAGAGCAAATGGACATCGCGCTCAACTCCGTGGACAACCTCACGAAAGAGCGCATCGAGACTGCACGCCTGACCCAGAAGGATCAGATATTGCAAACCGAGCAGTTTGAAACTGCAATCCGCCTCCAGCAAGAGGCACAACGCAACCTAGGAGTCTGAAATGGCAACCAACCCTTATCACAATGAAGCCGTGCCCATGCACAAGCGCATCGCTGCTGGCGAGAAGCTCGACGGCACATCCCTGAAATCGCAGGGCGGCAACGCCAAGCCTGCACAACCCAAAGGAGGCGCACTGAGCCAGAAGAAAAAATGAAAACCATCAGCGACCTCATTGGCGCGATTGAGTCTCGAAGGGCTGAAATAAGCCTGTCCTTGGCGGCTGGAAATGCTGCGACATGGGAGACCTATCAGCGAATGACTGGTCATTACGCAGGACTCGGGGAGTCTCTGCAAATCTTGAACAATCTTCTGAAGGAAGACAATGACAATGATGAATGAACCGGAAGCGTTTAACGACGCTGACATTGCTTGGGCATTTCCGAGCGTAGATCCCGGCGCAAAACCTCTCGGTGGGCGAATCCTTGTGCAACTACGCCGCACCAAAAAGAAAATGACTGGGTCTGGAATCATCTTGGTCGAAGAGACCAAAGATGCAGAAAAATGGAACAACATGGTGGCGAAAGTCATCGAAGTTGGACCCATTGCATTCAAGAGCCGCGACACCATGCAAGACTGGCCTGAAGGCTCGTGGGTTGTTGCTGGCGACTACATCCGTGTCCCAAAGTGGGGCGGAGATCGCTGGGAAGTGAAAGTGCCGGGAGAGGACCACCTCGAAGACCCTGCCCTCTTCATGATCTTGAATGACCACGAAGCCATCGCCAAGGTGACATGCAGTCCCCTTGAGATGCGTTCTTTTATTTGAGGTGAATCATGGCTGAACAAGCACAAGACGAACAAATTGAAGTCAAGGAAGCGGTAGACGGTTCAGCAACCGTTGACCTTCCTGACAACATCCCGAACCCCCAAGCGGATCAGGATGACAACGACAACGATGACGACCGCAACGAGCCAAAGATGGCCGAGGGCGGCGAGGCGGATGGCGATGCCGACCACCCCGACGACTCTGAAGCACTGCGTGCCGCCAAGCGCGACCGCCGTCGCACGAAGAAGCAACTGGTGCGTCAGACCAACGTCGAGAAGGAACTGAAGCTCCAAATGCTGGAGCGCCAGAACCAAGACCTGATCCAGCGACTTTCCGTGGTGGAGCGCAAGACGCACTCCGCTGACTTGGCCCGCATTGACAAGGCCATTGAGGACTCCGAGCTGCGCATCAACTACGCCAAAATGAAGCTGTCGGAGGCCGCTGAGTCTCGTGACGGCAACGCCATGGCGAAGGCTCAGGAGATGTGGATGGAGGCCCGCCAACAGGCCGAGTCTCTGCGCAACCTCAAGAAGAGCGCCACCCAGCCACGGCAGGAGTCCAGCATCCCTGACCCCCGCCTGCAGCGCAACGCCAGCGATTGGATGGAG